GGTGGACTTCATCAACTGCCTGACCCATCCCACGACTGGCGAGCTGTTCAACCTGCGCCCGTGGCAGCAGAGGATAGTCCGTGAGTTGATCGGCACCCAGGCGGACGACGGCGAGCGACGGTACAAGCACGCCGGGATCTGGTTGCCGCGGGCCAACGGAAAGACAGAGCTCGCGGCTGCGCTACTGCTCGAACGGTTTATGCGCGATACCCGCCAGCGGCGGCAGTTTTATTGCGCGGCGTCAACGCGGGAACAGGCTCGTTTCCTGTTCAACAAAGTCGAGGCAATGATTCGGGACAATCCGAAACTGCTAAAGCATGTCACGATCCGCACATCCAACCACACGATTATCAACAACGTGACCAACAGCACGTTTAAGGCGGTGCCGGCCGAAGCGGGCGCGATGCACGGCAGTGAGCCGACGTTTGTGATTTACGATGAGATCCACGTAGCGAAAGACCGGGAGTTGTATACGTCGTTCGTTACGGGCATGGGCAAAGTCGACAACCCGCTGATGGTCACGATCACAACGGCCGGGAACTACGACCGCACGACGCTGGAATACGAGCAGTACCATTACGCGTGCCAGGTCCGAGACGGAATTATCCGGGACCCGTCCTACCTCCCAGTGATCTACGAGGCGGGGAAGGATGACCGCTGGGACTTGGTGCGGACGTGGCGGAAGTGCAACCCGGCGCTCGGCGACTTTCGCAGCCTGTCGGAGATGAAGCGCCTATGCAAACTTGCCAAACAGATTCCGAGAGTGGAGAACGATTTCCGACGGTTGTACCTGAATCAACACACCGCTGCGACGTCTCGCTGGCTGCGTCAAGAGGACTGGCTCAAATGCCAGGTTGACGACGTGGACAAGTCGGGGCAGTGGTTCGGCGGTGCCGACCTGTCGGCAAAACAGGACTTGACGAGCTTTGCATTGACGGCAAAGAACGACGCCGAAGACGGCTACAAGGTCCTGTGCTGGAACTGGATTCCACACGACACCGCGCTGGCCCATGAGAAGAGTGACCGCGTACCCTATTTAACGTGGCACAAGTTGGGTCACATTGAGTTCACGCCGGGCGACCGCGTGGACCAGCGGTACGTGTTACAGCGCATGGTGGACATCTGCGCGGAGTACGGGGTTCGCAAAGTTGGGTTCGACGCGCACAACGCCGAGTGGTTTTTTCAGGAGTTGCCGCGGCACGGGATTGAGACGTTCGACTGCCCGCAGAATTACCGGACGTTCAATGAGCCATCGCGAGAATTCGAAAGTTGCATTACATCGCGTAAAATTGAGACGAGGCGAGACGAGTGTTTGGCGTGGCAGATCGCAAACGTCGAAACCAAGCCGACGTCGGACCAGAGGCTGATTCGGCCAGTGAAGTCTACACAGCATGCCCGCATCGACGGGATTGTCGCGATCCTAATGTCGATCGCGTTGTCGCTCGCCCCACAAGAAGCACCTGACCCAGCGATTTACTGATATGAACAACAACGCAACAACTGAGATTATTGTGAGCGGATCAGCTGTGGCCGAGGTCCCCCAAATCTACGGGGCGGTCCGTCCGGACGAGCAGTGGCTCACGGCCGGGCTGGCACGGACCTGGAACACCGACAGCGGCCAGCGACTCAACGCGGAAACCTGCCTGACATATAGCAGCGTCTTCCAGGCGACAAGCTTGATTTCGCAGACAGTCGCCGGGCTGCCGTTTGAGATCTACGCGAGGGACGCGCAGGATGACCGGGAGCGGCTTCGACTCCATCCGGCCTGGTCACTTCTGAACATGTCGCCGAAGGCCTCGGCTGATATAACTGCGTTTTCGTATCGCGAAACGATGCAGGCCTCGGCGCTGCTGCACGGAAACGGGTATGCCGAAATCGACCGCAGCGGATCCGGCCGCCCGTTGTCGTTGACGATTCTGAATCCGCAGATGACATGGGCCGACAACACGGGCGACGAGCTGAAATACTGGACGCAGGAAGGCGCGCAGGGCGAGCCGCGGGCCATACCCGCGCGGGACCTGTTCCACCTCAAAGGACTCTCCAGCGATGGGCTGATGGGATATTCCGTGTTCAAGCTAGCCCGCAATTCTTGGGGGCTCGGGCTCGCGGAGGAGAAACACGGAAACCGGCACTTTCGAAACGGCAGCCGCCCGAATATCGCGCTGCGGACCGCGGCACACCTGACCGAGGATCAGGCCAGCAGCCTTCGCCAGCGGTTCGAGGACCGGCACCGCGGCCTCGACTCGGAAACCTCAACGGCCGTGCTGTCGGGCGGCTTGGAAATCGTCCCATTCTCGATTTCGAACGAAGATTCGCAGTGGCTCCAGTCGCGATCGTTTCAGCGGGTCGAGGTCGCGAGCTGGTTCAATATCCCGCCGCATATGTTGGGCGACTCGGGGACGACCGGATACGCCAGCCTAGTCGAGGAAAACCGCCGATTCTTAGGACAGACTCTGATGCCATGGCTGCGCAAGTGGCAGGCCGAGGCCGACCTGAAGCTATTAAATGCGAACGAGCGCGGAGGCAAGGCGACGTATTTTGAGCACAACCTGGCCAGTTTGATTGAGGCGGACTCAGCAGCGGTCACCGATCAGGTGACCAAGCTGATTGCCAGCGAGGTGATTAGCGTCAACGAAGCCCGGCGCAAGTTGAACATGAACCGACGGGCGGATGGGCGCGGGGACGAATTCCGGAACCCGAACATAAACCCCGCGGATGGAGAGCCGGGGGAAAGTTCCGAGGGTTCGGCAACAGAGGACATCCTGGATGCGGTCAACGTGTACGCAACCGGTGTAAGGTCCGGAGTGATCACGCCCCAGGAGGGCGATGAAGACCACTTCCGCGGCTTGGCCGGATTACCTCGCGCGTCTAACGCTGTGGCCTCGAACTGGCAAGACGAGCCGACACGCAGACCGGTTACCCTGGCCAGGCCTGACGAAGACAGCCCCGCACCGATCTCAGGGGAACCGATGGCCGCGGCTGCACGATTGACAACGCCGGCCGACCCGGGCCCCTGCCGTAAACTGCTGACGGAGCGACTGCGCAAACTTCAGGCCGTCGAGGCGAAGGAGCTGGTTGAACGAGCCCGCAAAACGGGGGCGACGTGGGAGCCGTACGCGAAACGATTCTACCATCGGTGGGTGGGCAAGGTGGCCGAAGCGGTGGAGCCGCTTACCGATGTTTGGCAGCAGCTCGGCTTCGACCTCAACGCCGATGTATTGGCCTCGGCCTATGTCGCGCACAGCCTGGGCCGCGCGATGGATGTATACGATGTCACCAGCCGTAAGGCCCTGGCCGGGGCGCTTGAGAAACTGTTCGCGGAGACGTTAACCGATTGGCCGGCCCAGCTGGCGGCCGACGCCATAGGAGGAAAAACCGATGTACAAAATCAGCAACTATAAAGCCGGGACGAGTGCCGAGGTTCTGGTGTACGGTGAAATCGGGGACGAGTTCGGAGGGGTCGACGCGGCCGCTTTTTATTCTGAAGTGGCGGCGCTCGATGCCCCGGCCGGGATCACGTTTCGAATCAACAGCTATGGCGGAGACGTTTTCAGCGGTTACGCTGTCGCAAACATTATTCGCCGGCTCTCCCAGCCGACGATCACGGCGATTGACGGCGTGGCCGCTTCTATTGCCAGCGTGATCGCGATGGCCGGGGACCGGGTCGAAATTGCCGACAATGCTATGCTGATGATTCACAACGCCTGGTCAAGCGTGGCAGTTGCGGGCGACGCGCGGGCTATGTCTGAGGCGTCGGAAAGTCTGGAACGGATGACGACCACCCTCAAGGCGATAGACGACGGGATCGTCGAAGCGTACTTGGCGAGGGTACACGTCAACGAGGACCAGGTTCGGCAATGGATGGATGCGGAAACCTGGTTCACCGCGAGAGAGGCGGAGCGGTACGGATTCGTTGACGCGATTACCGAGGGGCTGGCCGTGGCGGCCTGTTATGTCCCCGACGGTCGCTACAGGAACACGCCGGGGCATCTGCTCGGCAGCAGCCGGCTCGAGACGGCCTTGGCGGAATACCTCGCCCCGGAGCCGCAGTCCGCACCTGATCACGCTAGGCGGAACCGGGCGGCCGCCTGGTTAAACTTGACGCGACCAGCGACTAGGTAGAGAATACGGGGACAACTTATACCACGTCGGAGCCACAGTGCCCCGACGGATCGAGCGGACGCCACAGTGCGGCGCTGATCACCGACCAGACTTCCACACCTGGCCGGCGATTGTCGCCGTATTTTTTTGCGCTGCCGTGTTGCCGGCGATACCCGGAGCACCGCAGATGAACCCGCTTCAGATCAGAGAGAAGATTGCCGAGAAACACGCGCAGGCCCAGGCCGTCGTCAAACTGGCCGAAGAGGAAGACCGCGACCTGACCGAGCAGGATCAGACGCAGTTCGACGCGTTGTTGGCGGAGATCGGCGAAGACAAGGCCGAGAACAGCACCGGCCTGTATAAAGACCTGTACCGCAGCGAGCGGCTCGAGTCGCTCACGCTCAGTCTGAATGCTCCAGCCAAGAAGCCGCAGGCGGCAGCCGTTGCGAATCCGGCGGACGAATACAATATCCGTTCGCTCGGCTACGTGAACACGGGGCCGCTCAAGGCGTTCAAGAACGAGAGGGACGCCTATACCTGCGGGATGTGGCTCAAGGCCGCGATTGCCAAGGACAAGGGGGCCATCCAGTGGTGCCGGGACCGGGGTGTTGGATTCCGCGGAGCCCAGACCGAGGGGACGGATTCCCAGGGAGGATACAGCGTCCCCGACATCTTGGAAGCGACGGTTCTCGAGGTCCGAAATCAGACGGGCATCCTGAACGAAATCGCCGATGTCTTCCCAATGTCGAGCGACGTTTTGAAAATTCCGACCCTCGTCAGCGGACAGACTGTTGTCTACCCCGGTGAGGCAACCGCCATTACTGCATCGGATGCCGTTTGGGGGGTCGTAACCGCAACGGCGGTCAAGCGCGCAGTCCTGACCAAAGTGTCCTGGGAATTAATCAACGACAGCGTCGTGAACGTGGCTGACATTATCGCCAGTCGAGCGGGCTACGAGTTGGCGCTGACTGCTGACGATGAGTTAGTGAATGGCGACGGATCAGCCTACGGCGGGGTGACGGGCCTTGTTGACACGATCGGGGCCGGCGGCACCGTCACTTCGTCATCAGCGAATTTCGACGGCGTGACACTGGCCGAGCTGAACACGTTAGCCGGGACGCTGCCAGATGAGTACCACGAGGGTGCCAGCTGGATCATGGGGAGAGCATTCTTTGCGGGTGCGGTACAACGGCTCATATATAGCGCAGGTGGAAATACGGCGCTAAACATCGCAGACGGAACAGGGGCTCAACTCTTCGGATACAGGATCCGATTTATTTCGGCAATGCCAAGTGAAGCCGTATCGATCTTCGGCTGTTTTTTCGGGAATTTTGAGAAGTCGGTGGTAGTCGGTCAGCGTACTGGGATCGACGTAATGACATCCGAGCACGCCTATTTCGACGAAGACGTTTTGGCCATAAAGCTGGTGTCTCGTTACGACACCCAGGTTCACCGTGGATCCGGTTCTAGTGCCAACGGGTACGTCGGCCTCAAAACCGCAGCGAGCTAATTATGTACGTCAAGTTTTTGTCCGACTGGCGTGGCTATCGGGCTGGAACTGTGCGGGCCATCGGTGCCGGCGAGGGTGAACTTTTGATCCTCCGGAAGTTCGCCCAGCCGGCCGATGATCCTCGCAGTGAGGCGCGGCCACAACCGAAGACCAAACGCAAGCGGGTGAAGCGTGCACGTACTAACCGTACAGCCGACGCAGTTGCCGGTCAGTCTCGATGAGGTTAAGGATTACCTTTACGTCACGAGCACTGACGACGATTCGTTAATACAGCGCACTATTTTTCAGGCCGCTGCATTTCTCGAGGGCCGCTACAAGTGCGCCATCATGTCGCAGACGTGGGCCCTCTATTGCGACGGGTTCTACGACGCGCGGTACTGGATCGAGAACGCAATCCAGATTGCCCGCGCGCCGTTCGGTGCGGTGTCGTCGATCACGTACGTTGACAGCGACGGAGCGACTCAGACGCTGGCGGCGGATCAGTACCGCGTCGCGGCCAATGGGATCTACGCGCGCATCGAGCCGGCCTACTCGGTGACCTGGCCGACAACGCGCGCAGTGATCGCAACCGTGACGGTTACCCATACGGCGGGCCATTCTTCACAGTCGGACGTTCCCTATGTGGTGCGACAGGCCGTGAAGGATTTCTGTGACTCCATCTACAACCACCGCGGCGCGGGGATGCGTGACGAATTCCTGGCTCAGCTCGATGCCGAGATGGCGTGCGTAGGGGCTCAGGTGGCCTATGGCTAAAGTGATCGAGAAATTCGTTACCGGTACGCTACGGCACTCGGTGGTGATCCAGAAGCCGCCGACCGGGACCGGCACACGCGGGGAGCGCACGGGCGACTGGTCCGACCTGGCAACGGTTCGCGCCCACATCGAGCAGCTAAGCGGCGACGAAATAATCCAAGCGCACCAGCAAGTGGCAAACGCAACGCACCGCGTCACGATTCGGTATATGGCAGGCGTGACCGTCGAACAGCGCATCAAGTTCGGCGACCGCTATTTGCATATCGGCGCAGCGAACAACGTCGACGAACTTAACCGGCTGTTCGTCCTGACCTGCCGTGAGGAGGTCAGCTAATGGGCGTTATGAAACGACTAGCCGGCATGTCGCCGACTGCTGCCAGGCGGTTAATGGGCGGCGGCGGGCGTCGATCGGCTGCAGGCCGTTTGAGCGGCAGCAGTATGGAGGTCGGTTTGACGCTCAAGGGGGCGGCAAGAACGACCAAGGCCTTTGACAGTCTCGACGCTAAAACGCGTCGCAGCATCCTCCGCAAGGCCACCACGGCGGCGAGCGGCGTGATCCGCAAGGCCGTTAAGGAAAAAACGCCCCGCAAGACGGGTCTTCTGCGGCGGTCACTTGGATCTAAGGTCGTGAAGTATCAGAAAGGCGCGGTTTTCCTCGGCGTTATCGGTCAGGCCAAAGGGATGGGAAAACAAAAGGGATTCGCATCCGCGGCAGTCCGCGCAAAGAAAAACAAACGACGCGGCGGTTTGTCGGGTGAGGGTGTGGTGCTGCCGCTGTGGTTGGTTAACACGGCGGTCGACGCCCACGCAATGCCAGGCGCGAAACGGAAGAAACGAAACCCCGAAAAACCGTATGTATTCTGGGCCTGGGGGCAGGTCAACTACCGGGAGCATATCCCAAACCACCCGGGACACAGCGGGGCAAGGTTTATCGAGCGGGGCGCGAGAGCCAGCGAGCGGCCGGCGGCTGCGGCCTTTCGCCGTAAGTTTCGCGCGGAGACGCTCAAAGCGGCGAGGGCCGTCTAATGGCGACGATCGGCGAAGACCTGAGGACATTTCTGCTCGCCGATAGCGATATCAGTACGGCCGTCGGTGCCTCCCGCGTTTACCAGAACGAGGCCGTGGAGAATTACGTCGGCTCGTTTATCTGGTACCAGCGATCTGACACGGAGCCGCTGCAGACGCTCGGCGAGTCGGCCGGGGCGCGTCCCTGGGCGGAGTTTATCAACGTCGAATGCATTTCGGACGATATCGACGACGCAATTGACCTGGGCGACTTGGTGCGGGCGAAGCACGCGACGCGGGGCACTTTCGGGGCCGGCACCGTTTCCGGCCTGTTTATTGGTTCGCAGTCCGACGCCTACATCCCCCGCGGTGACGCCTCCGACGACGGTTTAAACGTGTGCGCCTTCAGTTTCCAAATTATGGGCTACCAGCCCGGGAGTTAACAAAATGGCCGATGCGCGATTGGGACTAGGTACGCTGGTTAAATACGACCACGACAACGACGCGAGCTATACGACGATAGGCGAGATTTCAGCCGTCGATCCACCCTCTCGCGAATGGGAAGCGGTAGACGCGACCGACCTAGCTGATGTTTTGCAGGTCTCACTTCAGGGCATCGAGACCAACTCCACCTGGGAGTTCACGCAGATCGTCACGGACGGCGACACAGTTCACGAATATATTGACGACGGTTTTTCTAGTAAACACAACTACAGCTGGCAGATCGTTTACCCGGCGGACAGCGGCGGCGGTGCGGCGCGGACGTGGCAGTTCACCAGTCGGATTATGGGCCTCGGCCCCGAGACGGTGGACGCGTCGAGCATCTGCAGCCGTGTGGTCAGTCTCCAGCGGACGAGCGCCATTACGCGGAGTTGATAGTGGGAGCGTTTGCGGACGTTACGATGCCTGGCGCAGGTCCGGCGAGGCTGGCACGGTTGCAGCCGTGGCAGAGGCATCGGTTACAGTTCGACTTGCGGTTTGCGGGGATCGAATCAATTGATGGTTTTGACGCGAGGCGGTGCGCCAGGCTCGTGCAGATCTGCGCAGTGCCTATCGGCTCGGCCGTGCTAATGTTCCCTGGCGGCCCAGGACTCGAGAAATTGCGACGTCAGTGCAGCGAGCCGCAATTGCGAGAACTGGCGTCGATTGCGCTGGATCATAACGAGGTGTTCGAACATGCGGAAAACATTGGCTGACCTGAGAGCGGCCCGGCAGTCGACGATCGAAATCGAGGTCCCCGACTGGGGCGGACCAGTGCAGCTGGCGAAGATGCCGGCACGTATGAGGATCGAGCTGCTTGAACGCATCAGCGAGAAAACCGACGGCGACGGAAATATTCCGATATCGATCGCGATCGATGAATACGTATGGGCCGTCTCAAAAAGCGTAGAGGGTGAGGCGGGCGGCCTGGTGTTCGACTCAGACGAGGGGCGCGAGTTCCTGTACGGCGAACGGCTCGACGTTCTGAGCCGGGTATTCCAGGGCGTGGTCGACTTCAATATCGGGCAGATGGACGCGGAACTGGAAGTGGCAAAAAAAAACTAAGTGAGGAATCGGTGTGGCGTGTCCTGTTCGAAATATGTGCGCGCGTAGGCGTCGTCCATCCGGACCATCTACTGGAGCCGGGCGGCCCGCTGACGTGGGAGCAGATGTTAGACTGGGTCGCATTGTTCAACGAACAACCGTGGGGCGACCAGCGTGACGACCTGCGGGCATATGCTGCGGCTACCGTATCCGTCGCGCCGTACATGGACAAGAACGCGGAGTTGCCAGAGGCGGCTTTTCCGTATTGGAAACAGAACACGTTCAACGCGGTTGACGCACTCAAGAGAATGACGGAGTTTGACGCGAAGTGGCAAAAGTGATTTCGAAAATGTCGGTGCAAATCACCGGCTCTGCGAAAGGATTGACGAGCGCCTACGCGAAGGCGGGCGCGTCGACTCGCCGATTCGGAAAGGCCATCGATAAAGTCAACGGCCGGCTGCGTGCAGTGCAAGCTTCCGCGATGGGCGCGGCACGCGGCTTTGGCGCTTTCCTGGGAGTCGCCGGGACATTCGGCGCGATCGGGTTTGTGATCAAGACCGCGTCCGACATGGAAGAGACGATGAATAAGTTTAACGTGGTGTTTGGCGACAGTGCCGACCGCGTGAAAACATTCTCCGATGCGATCGCCAAAGCGATGGGCCGCAGTAAGCTTCAAATTGCTACGTTCATGGCGAGCGCGCAAGATTTGTTCGTGCCTCTCGGGTTCGCAGCGACCGAGGCCGAGGCAATGTCAACGCAGATGACGAAGCTATCGGTTGACTTAGCATCTTTCAATAACCTATCTGACGAGGACGTTTTCCGCGACTTGTCGGCCGCCCTGACCGGCTCCGGCGAAGTTATGAAAAAGTATGGGGTGATCGTCAGCGAGGCTGCCGTCAAGCAGGAGCTACTGAACCAAAAAATCGACCCGAAGATCGCAACCAATCAACAGAAGGTCCAGGCCCGCA